ATTTTTTTTTTTAAAAAAAAAACATTTTTTAAAGGGAGTGCCCTTGTAAAGTGTGATAGATTTTTTAAGGGAGGACCCTTTGTTTTGAATACAAATACATATACATTTAAATTTAAGGAATAAATTTTTAAACATTTTATATAGTTATACAATATTTTTTTTATCTTTAGTAATTATATAAAAAAAATGACGACACAAGAGACACAGGAAAACACAAGCGAGTTGGGTAATATTAAACCAACTCGATTACCTGATTTTTGTGATTATGATGGAACAGACAGTAAATCAAGATGTAGAAAATGGGTTTTCACATTAAACAATTATACAGACACAGAATACACAGGTATTCTTAAAGTTTTTAATTCTAAAAAGTTTTTATATATAGTAGGAAAAGAAGTTGGAGAGATAAAAGGAACACCTCATTTACAAGGGTATATAGAGCATAAAAATCCTATTTCCTTTAAATCTTTAAAAAAGATTAATAATAGGGTGTTCTTGGCTAAGAGTAAAGGGAGTAGAGAACAAAATATAAAATATTGTTCTAAAGAGGGAAATTACGATTCAAATTTCCCTATGAAAGATTTCTATAATGAAAACGAATATTTATTGGATAAATATTATAAAAATGTAGAGTGGAAAGAATGGCAATCAGATATTTTAGAGAGGATAAAAGTGGAACCGGATGAAAGGCAAATAAACTGGTTTTGGGAAAAGAATGGGAAAGTGGGGAAGTCTTATTTGTGCCGGTATTTAAATTTAAAATATCCAAATATGATAATTTGTGATGGGAAAAAGGGAGACATTTTTAACGCAATTAAATCTTTAAAAGAGCGTAAAGACTACGACTTTACATTACCTATATGCGTCATTATGGATATTCCGAGACATAATGAAGGATGGGAAAATTACGGAGTAATAGAGCAGATCAAGAACGGATTTGTATATAGTGGTAAATATGAAGGCGGAAACCTTAATTTCCTTACGCCACATATTTACATTTTTGCTAATTTTAAGCCTAATATGTTGAAATGGTCTAAAGACCGATATAATATTGTAAATATTGATGATTAGTTTTTTAACATAAAACCTAAATTTATGTTAAAAGATATTGTATTCTACAATTTTCGCCCCTAACATTTTCCCCTCGCTAAACGAGTGAGGAGGGGAAAAAATCAGGCTCATATCCGTAAATAAAGGAATTTACATATTGTAAGGGAGTACCCTTATGATTTTCTTTTGCGTTTCCGATAGTATCGTTTTTTTCTCTTTTTATAGGGTTTTGTTCCATTAACATTAACATTGATATTATTGGTGTCTTTGTTGTTATTATAGTCTTTATTATTTGAGCTTCCTGAACCACGAGTAGAGGGTCCCCCCTTACCAGCGGTTCCTGGAACATTATTTATTTTATTAGTGTATTTGTCGAGTCCTAATGATGCTCCTTCGGTCACATAAGCCATACCAAGTTTTTTAGCATCATTTATTACGGCATTTAGATTTAAATGTCCGTCTTTGCCTATATATCGTTTTTTTAATTGAAAAGCAGCCTCTTTACCTACGATTTTTATACCTTTAACGGCTACTTTTTCTACTTGACCCACATCATGAGCGATAGTGTGTATCACATGCCCTGCTTTTTCAAAGTCCTTATGAACGACTTTTGCTATTTTTGAAGGTATTTTTAATCCCTTTGAAACTAACTTTTTTAATCCCGAAAAAAATCCCATGTTTTATATAAAGAGAAAACATTTTTTTTCTATATATATTTATTTTTTTATAAGGGGGAACCCTTACATTATTCTAAAGGGAGGACCCTTACACATTTCCAATCATGGAGTATTTAGATTTAATTTGTAAATCATAAGTATTAGTATCAGCATCGTTAGTTGTATTGGCGACTACTACAAGAAAGATTTTTGAACTTTGTAATGAAGGATGAGGTGTTGGATTTGAATTTGGATCCGGGAAAGAAACTACATCGGGTGCTGTGGTCATTGTAACTGAAGGACTATCTGCGAATAGTATATTACGATTTTCTTGTCTAAATATTTTTACTAATTTGTTTTGATTTTGGTCTTCGGTTGATTTTTTTTCTCTAATATTATATGTTTTAGACCATAATATTTTAAACTCCTTTTTAAGTTGTTTTGTATGAATTTCACTGACTACTGGGTTTGTAATCATTTTTCTCATTAATTTTTTACTATACAATAATTGTCTTTTTTCTTGAGCATCAGTATCTGTTGTTGTTGGAGCGATAGTTGGATCTAATTCCTCATCAACTAATTTAAGTAAATAGAGTTGATAAGATGTTTTTCGGGAGTCTTGACCCCATAATAATAATCTGATGTCGGTATAGTTCTTATAGAGCATATTTTTACCTTTTGAATTAATGTCTCCCATAGTCGTATTGTTTTGACCATTTAAGCCGAAGCCTTCTACATTTGGACCTATGGCTGCGAAATCGTATCCATTTTGAAGTAATTTATACCCAGCGGTAGGCTGTACCCCTTTATTTACTATAGCGTCTAAAGGATAGATATGTAATGGAAACTCGTTGCCGGCAACGTGTTTTTTAATAGCAATAGCACCTAAACCGTGATGAATAGCATTTGATTCTCTTACTCCGTAATAGCAATTTAGCATTTGTGATTTCATGATATTTTTTAAATATCTTATATGTGAATTATTTTTTCTTCCTGATCTTTTACGACCGCGATTTGATTTTTTCTTGTAGATAGATACGGGCATTGTGTTTATATTATTACTAAAGATTTTTTTTTTTAAAAAAAAAACATTTTTTAAAGGGAGTGCCCTTGTAAAGTGTGATAGATTTTTTAAGGGAGGACCCTTTGTTTTGAATACAAATACATATACATTTAAATTTAAGGAAT